CCGCCCTCGGGAAAACGGTGGAAATTGCCTCATCGGTTTGCGAAATATGCCGCAAGGGTTCGCCGTCGGTGGCGGTCGCCGTCGGTGAGGATGACGGCGGCAATGGCTGCCGCCGTCGTCTCGCCTCGCCGTCAGCAGTTCAGCAGGGGCATAATGCCAGCGTCTGCCGCCGCCATCGTGTCAAATAGTGCCGCATTGGTGGGGATAATACGGGGCATGTCCGTATTGGCTGGTTTCTGTATCTCCGTGGCCATATTCACGAAGTCCCAAAGGGACAAATTATCGTACTGCATTAGATACGCCGTCAAGTTCTCGGCCAATACTGAAAGCTGCGCCTGCGTGAGCGGTGCGACCTTGATACGGTCACGGATGGCCTTGCTCTTGCTGTCTGCGGCCACACGCATACAATTAAAGAGGCCAAGATAAGCGAGGGCGGCCACACGGTCCAAAACCGTCGATTTCATCGCTTCGATACGGCGGCGGTCGTTGGTGGTGATGGTCTCGGCCTCGTCGAGCCATTTCTCCACGGTGTCAAAAAGGCCGTTAATGCTCTCTCGGTCGTTGCCACGGCTGGCGGCCATGCGTTCAGCGCCTAAAATGGTCTGGTTGCTGCAGATGGTGACACGTTGGCCGATGGCCACTTGTACGCCGTCTTGGTGGAATGTGAGGGCGACGTTGGTGCATTTCTCGCCGTCGTCGTACTTCATCAAATTAAGGGTACAAAAGACACGGCGCAAGATGTGAGCCTCCACCGCTTTCGGCTGGGTCACCGCCTCCACCTGGGGCAAGAGTGCCACGCCTGGCGCGCTCTTGCTGGCGTTCTGCGCTGCCCAAAGGTCGGCCACCATGGGCATAAGGCCACGGCGTTCGGCGGCGTCGGCTATGCGTTCAATGGCTTCGTAGTGATACAAGCCTTTCAAGGGGCGGCCATAGATGTCGTTTTCCTTGTGGGTGCGCTTGAGGGTGTCGAGCGTCATTTGAATGTTCTTTTCAGCCTCAAAATCAAAAGTTTGGGCTTCTTCGATGGTGTTTAAAGTGGGTAGATACATTTGTTTTCTGCACGCAGCTGGGCGGCGTGCCTGCCTCTAATTAGTTGATATTGGGGTAAATTCTTATAAGGTCTTTCCGTTGCTGGCTATTGGTGGCGGCCGCATACGCAAACACCACACCGCCGCCGATGGCTTGAACGGCGGCCACCGCCGTCGTACCGGTGGCGACTACATTGTCAATGATTAAAACCCTTTTCCCGGCCGGGAGTGGTTGGGTAAGGTAGAAGCCTAATTTTTTAGGCAAGATGTGTCTGCCTTGCTTCTTGAGGTTGTAGAGGGTTTCTCTCTCCCTGCCTCGCAGATAGTCGCAGACCTCGGCGGCGGTCTCTCGTGCAATCAGTCTGCAAAGGTCTTTTGTATATGTGGCTTTTCCTGAGTGTGAGGGCATGGGCACGAGCACCGCATTACTCGGGATGTATTGCGCCATTTCTCGGGCGGCTCGGATGATTGCCCAATTTGCGCCGTCTTTCATGGCGTGCGCCGTCTCGCAGCGGTCGCCCTGCCTATAGTTGCCAGTTGCAAAATATCGGGTTTCCATCGCTTCAAAAGATTGAGTAAAACATCGCTTCGAGTTCATCCATCGACAGGCCTGTCTCGGCCTGTACCTGCAAGAGGTCGTCGAAATCTTCGACAGTGGTGGCCACCATCATAAGGGCGGCGTCTTTCGTGTTGTAAGTGTTTTCCATCGCTCTATTCTTTTTGGCTTGAGCCGTTACTTTTTTATTTAATTCGTTCACTTTCAGCATTTTTTTAAACTCATTCCCCCTGGAATCACCGTGTTACTTTTGCTGCTGAAAGAGAGTAGGCGATGGCAAGTCAAGGACGGCTCGAAAAATACTACCCGCAGGTGTGGAGATTTTTCATGGAGCCGCTCGACTTGTGCCTTGACTTGCAGAGATCGCCGGAACTATCTTTGCAGCAAAAAGTGGCATGGTGGAGTTCTTTGGGGGAATACCGATGGAAAGTGCTGAAACTGTGAACACCGATGAATAAGCCCGCGGAGCGTGAACGACCGCCGATTAGGCGTCAACGAATAGCGTGAGAAGGGCGGCAGACCGGAGTGGATGAACCGCGCCTGTGCGGCTGGAGCAGTCGAAATTCCCTAGAATGTGTCCTTTAGGGCATTGCCATGAAAGCAATGGTCTGGCACAGACGATTGCCATAGCAACGCCCGTTAAGAAGGACTCTTTCGTTGGGAACTTCAACTGCGTGTGCGGTGGGTTGGTGTGGTCCAGGAGCGTAGGGATGTCGCCGTGCGGTGGATAACAGAAAACCCCGGCAGGAGGTCGGAACGACTTCCTGACGGGGTTTTCTACCGCTTGGCCGTACGGTGGGAAGGTTTTGACGCAGGCGGCATGTTCTGCACGCCAGTACAGGTTATGCCGAATGCGGCATATCCTTCACACCGGCGGCAGACTGGACGCTGTGTCGGAACGACTCTGTGGCCAGGCTGACGGGCTTTAAAGCTCCATGTTTGCCGACGACGCAGGCGCGTCATAGTGGAGCGTTAGTCACCTCCTCAGAGGTGGCTCGTGGAACGGAGACGGCGCAGGCGGTGGCGGCAATCTTGGAGCGTGCGTCATGCGGTAGGAGCGAGTATGAGACGAAGCTGCTTGCGAGTCGAATATGTTTGAGCGGATGGCGCGGTCGAGTTTAGGCGAGAGACGCCCTCATTATCAATTTAGAGTTTATAGTGCCTTCAACTTAGACCCTACTTGTACCCTACTTGTACCCTACTTATGTAAATACATAGTCCCTACTTGGACATTAACTTGGACATAACTTGGACATTTTCCCATTATCCTATCATTTTATACTATCATTTATCCTATCATTTACCTTATCATTTACCTTATCATTTACCCTATCACGCTCTTAAATTGCAAATTATATCACATATCGCGCATATAAGAACACACTGAATGTTAGGTATTTGCAATGCGTTTGGATTTCCTTGGCAAATAAAAAGCAAATTAAGCACGGTTAATCCTGTTTATTTTTCCATCCACCGAAAAAGCAAGACCTTCCCCGTTTACTTAGTCAGTCACAAAGTGACTGACTAAGTTGAAATCCAGCGAAGCTGTAGTGTTAATTGCCGACGGAAGGGGCTGGCCTGGCGGCTTTGCCGCCGTGTGAGAAAAGAAGAGTGGCGTCCTTGCCGCTGAAAGAGAAGCGGCTTTGCCGCAGAGAGAGAAGAATCGCCGTGTGGGAGTGCCTCGTGGGGTTATTAATAGAGGTGTAGCATCCGGTAGGTACCGCCACGCGCCGGACTGATAGGCATTTTCGTGGCGTGCAGTGCTAGAAGCACTGCAGTCTTGCAGCCGGTAGGAAGGTCAAGTTCAGCCGGATTGATAGGCGTCCGAACTTGACCGCTTTAAGCAGCCGGTAGGTTTGACCATTGCAGCCGGAATGATAGGCGTTTGCAATGGTCATCAATGCTTTTTGCCAACGAAGTCAGTGTGCATCGCGGCACGGGTTTTAATGATATGCGGCCAACGGCCGCTCCTTATTGGGAGGGATGAAGAGGATTGCGGGCTGAGGGAGCGCGCCGCGATGCACACGGAAGATCTTACAGCAGCTGCTGGAAGCTGCAAAAAGCATTACCCATAGATAAATCCGTCGTCGTCGTAGGGGTGTAGGAGGCAGCCGAGGAAGTTGGTGTCCCACGCATCGGTGCCGTCGGTGCGGTGTTCCAGCGGTAGGTTGGTGGCGGTCTCAATGGTCTTCTCCCCTGACTTGTCTTTGCGTACCCCTTTGGATCCAATCTGCAGTTCTGCGAGCATGATGGCTTGAATCAGATCCTCGTTGTTATCTTGGTTGAAGGTCGGGAACAGCTCCTCACGGCCCTCGAACGATTCGTTGATTAGGCTGTGCTTACGGTCGTGAGCCATGGGGTTACTGAGGTACATGTCCTTGACATACCACCCGTGCTTGCGAAATTCATCGTGCACGATGTCGTAAGCCGAGTGGCCGACCTCGACGTAGCCGGTAGCGGTGGCCGTGCTGTCGTAGTAGTAGATGACGGTCTTGCAGGGGTGCGGCTCGTAATACTCACAGAACAATTGTATCACCTCACGCAGACGCTGTTTGTTCTTGGTGAAGAAAGACTTCAAGGTCTTGTGTGTCTTCCCCTGCACCTGAGCGGCCACCAGCCAGTTGATCAGGGCTCCGTAGTCAAAGCTGATTGCGATGGGCTTCATACGTTCGACGTCACGGTCCAACAGGCAGTCATACTTCTGTTCCTTGTAATCGTTGAGTTTGGAGTTATCTGTGGCATGGTAGGTGTGCAGCTTTTTGTCGAAAGACTCATAGAACATGCCTTCTACCTTGTCGATGCGCTTGCAGAGGATGGAGGTGCGGAATGCCAGTTTCGGCATATCGCGTTCGCATCGCTTAATGTAGTCTGGGCCGATAACCTCAATGTTGTCGGTGCTGGGTCGCTCTTGGTAGTAGAAGGCTTTGTTGCGTAGCAAGTTAGCGGTGCGTGTCAGGTAGGCAATGCGCTGTCTGGTGTAGGAGTTTTGCGGTTCAAGTTTCAAGCGTTCCTTGGCCAACTCCATGCCGATGATGGCATTGCATAACTTCGGGTCGTATTCGTTTTCGTACTTTTTGATAAGCCACAATCCGTCCTTGCTGCACGGCATATCGGTGAAGAAGTGGATGCCCCAGAGATGAGGGTATTTTGTCGGGTCAGAGAAATAGATAGAGCTGCCTCCGATGGCAGGGAAAATCTCGTTGGAGAGTTTGTCGTAGTCAAGGCCTTTGGCTTCGTCGCCTACCAACCAATGCACAGTGAGCGAGTTGGCCGACATGACTACTTCCTGGCTCACGATGATCATGATGGTGCCGTTCGCAAACCAAACCACATCACGCAAGTCGGATGGGCAGAAGATGGGATTTTTGAAGCCTAAGCGTGGGTCGGGTTTGTGGCCAATTACGTAATGGATATCGCGGTGGAAGCCGAAAGACTCCAAGGCCATGAGGGCGGCAGGCAGCGTGCGGCTGTGGGCTTGGCGGAAGCTGCTGGCCACGAACACACCGGTAGATCCAGGCATTTCTATCACGTTCGTCTTAATCCTCCATGCCACGAGATACGACTTTCCCCAACGTCGGCCACAGATATTGACTGAGTCGTGAGCGTCGCAAAGTTGATACAGTGCCTGATACTTGTGCCTGTACTGGTTATTCATCCTTCACCTCCTCTACTTCAGCATCCTCAATCTCATATTTTCTCAGCAGTCTGTCGATTTCCTTTTGTTTCGGCTCGGAAATCTTGATGCCCAGCACGGAAGGATCCATCGTGATATTGATTTGGTCGATTTCGAGGTACTTCTGTGCGTTGATGATTTCGCCTTCGTCGAGGTTGGTTTGGAAGGCCTTGGCGAGGACACCAGCAATCTTGGTGAGGGTTTCAGCCTTTTTCAGGTTGCCAGCGTCGGCGGCTGTGTAAGCCTGTTCGCAGAGGAACTCGACGCGCTGTCGCACAAAGTTCTTATGCGAGGCCTGCACATTTCCGAGCAGGACTGCAGCATAGATGATGATGTTGTAGGCCTGCACTTTTGAGACCTTGTATTTCTTCATTAGGTAGTTGCGGAGATAGGTGCGGCTGGCCATGGGCTTTTGCAGCTGGAGGTTGTAGCAGTCGGTCACTTCCATCAGCAGCTGCTGCTGTCGTTCAGTCATCGGCTTGCGCTGGTCTTCAGGCAGGAACATATTGGCCTCAATCAAGGCAAGGTTCTCGTCACGCATTTTCGTCTATGTTTTGGTTGGAAAGGTAATCGCGCATTTCTTGAGCTGCCTGTGGGTTGCCATGCAAGGCAAAGTTGAGGCTGTCGAAACGAAGTTTGATTTTGGTCCTGAGCTTGCCACGGTAGTAGGCTTGCGAGATGGGGCTATCGGTCTCGCAAGTAATCTCCGTCCGAAGATCTTCCTCGTCGATGCCGATGAAGAGGGCAATTTCGGCGATGGTGAAGAAGAGTGCGGCCAGTTCCTCTATTTGAACTTCATGGGTAGATTCGGTTAGAAGCTTCAAGAATTCTTCTGATGTCTCGGGTGATTTGTTCGATTTCTCCAGGTCGGTCGGTTCCATAATAGCATTCGTTTCGATAATTGTTGGTTGCATTGGCAGATGTTATCAGCGCGATTGTGCTTTCCTTGCCTTTGCTCATATACACTTTGGCGTGGCTATCCGTCAGATAACAGGCATCGGTCACGCGCTGGATTTGCTGGAGTTTCTCACGGTGGCGTATCATCACCTCTCTGTCGAGGACGAGGGTGATGTGCTTTACCTGGTATTCTTGCCGTAGCTTCAGCAGTTGTCTCAGCCATCCATCCGTCACCGAATAGGAAAAGATGACGAGCTCAGAGTCTGTGCCCGTCATCTGCACGATTTGCCGGAGCATCTGCATGGAGTTGGTTCGGCTGACGCGCACGCCAGGTATGGTCAGCGGTTCATCCATGGTGCGAAGTTGGCAATTCCCGTTGTGTTCGGAGTGACTAACTCCCCCGGCCTGCGGCCACCCCCTCTCAGAGGTGGACGGTCACGCCCTTGGCCTTGAGTTTTGCGAGGGTCTCAGGCTTGATTTCGATGTGAGCATCGAGAAGGGCATCGACACGGCGCTGCAGTTCCACGAGCTGGGCAGGTGTGAGCTGCTTCTTACGGAGGGCCTTGCTGATGTAGCTGCGGTAGGTGGAGATGTCGAACTCCCCCGCCGCTTTTACGGAAGGGGTT